GCATTATCTTCAATACCACTTAGCTTAGTCTTCTCAGCATCAGTATAGGCATTGGTATCTGCATTGTTTTCGTATGCAGTCTTAATCTGTGCATCTGATAAATTAGCTTGCTTCTCTGAATCTAATTCATTAATTGCAGCCTGTAAGTTAGTTGCTGCTATATTTCCTACTGGAGTATTGGGTATTGCTGAAGCGTCTAAGTTAGCTTCTGATACGCTAAGTGCGGTTCCAGTGTTACCATCACCACTGATAGTCGAATCCGTCTCTACAGAGGCCATCGCATTGTTGATTTTATTCCTGGCACCGAGGCCAGATTCGCCATTATTTACACTAGATATTTTAGCCATCTTAGCCTCTTAATTAATCAGTTACTTAGTCGATCCAAGTTGAATCATCATTGTATGTTCCAGAGTCATCCCAAAAGCCCGTTGCCAGTATCCACGTACCGGCAACAGTTGTTATGTTCTTCCCTTGCATGGTGATTGATAAACCTAGTCCGATTCTCACTAGAACATCCCAACTACTGTTGCAGTAGTACCCGTAGACCTAACGCGATTAACCCTATAGGGGTAAGTCATGCCAGCGACAACGTATAATTCTATATTAGTGCCGAGGTCTTTACCATCGACATACACCGTTCCCGTACCATTAGCATGTAGACCACGAGTCGTATAAGCGAGGTCTACATTATCGTTGGGGGTGATAGCAAAAAACGACACACCACCATCAGCGAGGTCCACAATCTCTCTGGAAAATTTATCAGTCATATTCTCACCTTAAAAAACCCCCACCCGTTAAGGTGGGGAAACTATCAGTCATCAGTCATGTCGGTTTTGACTTCATCTTTCAAACTAGATGTGAAAGCAGCCATCTTCTCGGCTTGCTTCGCACTTAGTGTCAGACGAGTACCGACCTTCAATTCCTGCATCTTACCATCAACCATAAAGTAACGACCTGCTTTTGTCACTGAATGCGTTGATTTTTTAGGTCCAGCCATGATGTCCCCCTTAACCCAAGTCTTGTGCGAAGAACGCACATTTGCGGTTTTCAAAGTCGGTACGAGCTTCCCAACCAACAGCACACCAGCTAACAAACTCGTGATTGTCGTTGTACTTGACTCGTGGCATCGCAACAGTGTTGATAGCCATGCCGGTTAACGGTCGTAGCATCTCATCCTGCGGGAAGCCCATGAACTCGTTACCAACAAGCTTATTACTCACTTTAAAGCCTGCAATACCCATCAGACCGGCTAAACGCTCAATCAACTTAGCCGAACCATAGGACTCCGAACTTTGACGCTCGAAGTTGGAAGCCATCTCTCGTGAGATGTAAACAGTCAAGTCCTTACCGCAGTTGTTGGTAATCCACATGATGTTACGAACTTCTTTAAACGCCTTCTCGATCGAAGCATAACTCTGTGTAACGTCAGTGAAATCGAAGTTAATACCAGAGGCACCCACGTTAATCTGAGCAATGCGGCTATCGTTACGCATACCTGTCCATGACAAGCCATCAACAACGATGGAGTTACCATCACGGTCGATATGACCATCCATAAAGCTGTCAACCAACTTGCGTCGCAACGTAGCGATTGACTCGCGCTGATCATCAATCAACGCATCAAAGCCTTCAGAAGACTGCGCAGCCATCTCACGGAAGTTACGACCGAAGCCGATGTCGTGAATAGGTACGATAGTCCCATCATAGCTGTACTCAACCTGATCCATGTTCACGCCAGTTTGACCTGACATAGACGTTTGAGCATTACCTGCATCAGACACCTTGCGATGTTTGAATACCATCTTACCAATGTTGATAGCTCGCGCTCTCGGTAAAAGATCGTTCAGGAACGTGTCGCCATCGTCTGAACGAATACGCTGCACAGTTACGTTATCAAACTCTTGATATACGTCTAAAGGGATGATTCCCTCATTCACTTGCAAACCTGCTTGTTGCAGGATAGGTGCAAAGGCATCTTCATTAGCCTTGTACCCTCTACGAGCACCAGAAACCTCATCAAGCTGAGATTGCGCGTTTCTGCTATTGCTCACATAACCTTTTGTAAAAAGCATCTTTTAACTCCTTATACCGTGATACTGACTAGAGTAGTGCCAGAAGTAGTGATCGCTTCGTCTGCATAACCAACGATCTCTTCAGTACCATCTGTAACAGCCTTTTTAAGTAAACCAGCACCATTGCGCGATAGGGCATCACCCTTAATCAACGTCTGTGCGGTAGCCACCAATGCGTTATAGTTCTCACCTGGTCGCGCTCGAAGTGCAACCATGTTCTCGCTGATTGTCCAAGCGTCATCTACTGACTTAGAACGCATCTGGTCTTTATCGGCTATGATGAACTGTTGGCCGAATACGGTAGATGCTACATCATTTGCATCTAAACCCGAAGCGGTTTGCTTCAAGATCGTACCAGGTAGGACCGCCGCTACCGCAACACCTTCCACAGTAAGCGGCTTGTTGTCACCATAATCAGCTGGACCGCGATATATTACTCTCTTACCAATACTAGACATTAGCTATCTCCTTATTCTGGTAGTTCGCTTGCAACGTAGGATTCATTGTCATTACCGCCGTGATTAACAATCGGTAATCCATACGACTCAGCACAATTAGCGGCCATTTCTTTCAGCTTCTCAACTGGTAGTAGCTTCGCAGAGTCGGTATCCAAACCTGGGAACTTACCACTGTTTACAACAGTTTCCACATAGGTTTCTTTTTCGCTTTCTGCTTTCGCATTAAGCTGTGTTTCAAGAGAACTAATCTTCTCGGCAAGAGGTGTGACAGCATTAGCGACGATTTCAGCCAAATCGTCACTTGTTGCGCCTGCATCGTCGCCGGTTGATTGGTTCGCTTGAAGTTTAGCGTACTCTGCTAATAGCTGTGTATCATCAAGACCTTCGGTCTTAACAGATGCTTCAGCTAAAGCATTAAGTATCATTTCCTTCATAGCTTCACCTTCTTCGCTGTTTACTTTGGGGGTATATGTCGGCTCATCGTCGTGTTCGACAATGGGTTCAACAATTTTGTCATCTGCATTCAGATGGTATTCTATATCAATCTTCTCACCTTCGCTATTAACCGCCATACCAACACCTTGATGGGGTTGTGCGGCACCTACACTGTCCAACAGTATCGCATCGTGGTCAAAGCACATGTTGCGAGCTATCCAAGAATACTCTTGACCTTCGGCATTAGCAACTGGTTGATCAAGAGGTTCAATCTCAAGGAAGATACCCGTGGAGGTATGAATAGGTCGCGGGTTTTCGTTTGTTTCGAGTTCGTTGATACGGTCTAACAGTCGTTTACCGCGTTCACTCTTCAAAGCCTCTTGCACATTGATATGCTTTTCAATATGGACTCGTCCACCATCACGCTTGACGTTGACGTTGAATGCACCCGCATGAAAGTTATGAATAGCATGAGGATCAGAAGCACTAATGAAATTTCCATCCCCATCGGTTGGATGTTCAACTGGCGCCAATGTTCTTTCCAAAGTTTGGAAAGATTTCTCAGTTTCTTCCGCAGGGTATAAACCACCGTTCATTACCACATCGTCAGGTAGTGTGTAAGAACTAACAATAATGTGTTCAACACCATCCTTAACCTCACGCTTGACCGCATCTCGATTAACCAGAGATGAGCACATAACTAACTTCTTCTTGTTCACTATAGGCTGCTTAGTCTTTCTTCGCTTCTGGCTCATGTCGCATGTCTCTCACTTGCTTCTGTAAATCGTTCTGGATTAGCACACCGTCTTTGTACATTACACTTCGTGTTGTACAATGGCAGTTGACTTGATTCCCGCTCTCACTCCACCACTGTTGTTGCTGTTCAGCGGTATAAGCGTTACCGTGTCTAGCGGCGTGATGATGGCGAGTGGTCGGTAACAATGAAGATATGTGCAATACTGCCAAGTCCAAGCCTGATTGCTCTTTAATCTGCCCCACCGTCTTCAATCTTGCCTCATTGTACGCTTTGTTTACCTCAGTAACAGCAATGCGCTTCGCCCTACTCTCTGATACGTTGAACCGGTCAACAATATCATTCCTAATCTGTGATGG